CTACTTTACCGCCAGATACACATAAACCATCCCGCCGACATTAAGCTTCGGCGTCTCGCCGTCGGGTGCCATATAGGCGGAGTTTTTCACAATAAAGCCGTTTTGCGTAACCTCAATGCCCTTGCTGCCGCCCATAGAGGTTGCAAGCCCGCTGCGGATAAGCACCTCGCCGTTTGCGGTGGCTCCAACCGGTGAGGCGTTTACCGCCGCAGCCAAAACCGCGCGCGGGGTAAAGCCCAGCGCTACGGTTCTGGGGGTTGTGCCGTCCCCCGTATAGCTGCCTAACACAAAAGGGGCGTTCCACAGCTGCTTTTCGGCTGCGGTAACATGAATCGCGCCGTTTGCGGTATGCTCATAAACAGCGGCGTCTATCCGCTCGTTGTCGCTGTTAAAGTCGGTTCGTTTGGGCTTATCGGTGCCGATATAGCTGTTAAGCCCCAGATGCTGCGTTTTGTAGGAACTGGGCATCAGTTCTCATTCCTTTCACTTCAATATAAATTCTCTATGCCGAAACAACCGCGCTGTTTTCAAAGGTATCCCACGTTAATTTTGCTTGGTCCCGCTCCTCAAAGCTTTGGTCCTGCGCGTCAAAAAGCGCCCACGTCATGCTGCCCATATTCAGTGTCACACTGATATGTGCGGGCAGGATGTCGCACACCCTTTTGTAAACGTCCTCGTAGTTTTTAAGCGCCCCGCCGTAGCGAAGCACATCCACCCGCACCGTCTGATGTGCGGTATCCTCGGTCAGCTCACAGTCAAGGCCCAGCGAACGCAGCCCCCGCAGCATACCGCTTAGATTAAAATCCTGCGGCATTCGGCTTAGGGTATACAGCACCACGCCGCGCCTGCTTTCCAGATTGCCGCTCTCGATGGCAGTGGAGCGGATGATCTCCTCCCATGTTCTCAGGCCGTTACTCTGCGCAGTTTGAATAAAGCCCTCCGCCCGCAGAACAGCAAGCTCGTCCTCCACCTGCTTTAACCCCGAGTAGTAGGCCTGCAGCTCACGGTACACCATGCTATCCGTCGCAAGGGAATAGATGCCCACCGGGCGCAGCAGCGAAACCATACTTTCCAAGCAGTTCACCCTATAACCACCTCCTGCAGCCTTTCAATCGTCAGCGTGCCCAGCGTAATCAGGGTATCGTCCGCCGCCGCGATATCGCAGGACGGCAGTATCAGGTGATGGTTCACCACCCCGCCGCAGCCGAATACCCTGCCCGAAAGCTCGGCTATATAAAGCGGCGCACCCACCTGCCTGTAACTGAAAAACTCTGTGACGAGCGCCGTCAACCGCTGCCGGATGCTCTCGAAACCATATTCGTCCCGCACCCTTACCGCCAGCGTAACGTCTGTCGGTTTCAACACCGGCGGCAGCACCCGCACATCCACACAAATCTCCTTCTGTGCGGCCAGGTCGGCCTGTATCACCGCAAGCTGCTCTGCGGAAGGTGCCGCACCCCTGCCCGCCGCTATCACATCCACCGTCCCTATGCCGCGTGCCCTTGGCAGCACCCTTGCCGAATGTACAAACGGGTATTTCATGGTCTGGTTGTAATAAAAGGCCGCGTTAGTGCCGTTGGAGATAACCCGGTAGCTTTCCAGCAGCCGCGCGCGCAGTGCGTCGTCGTCCTCGGCCTCACACCCTCCTGTAAAGGGGGTAGGGTTAGTCACCGCGTACACACCCGAAACGGCACAGGCAAATACCGTTACCCGCCCGACGGCGATATTGGCGCGCTCCCCCGTCTCAATCGTCTGCGCGGGCACCTCTGCCGCAAGCTCCCCTGTTTTCAGAATGCCGTCGGCGGTGGTCTCGCACTGCACGCTGTCCTGCTCGGTCTGGCAGCGGGTGCCCGCGGGTATAACAATGTCGCAGGCGGCGGGTGTTTGCCGCAAAAACCGCAGAACCCCCGTTGCGGGTGCCGCCTGCTTGCGCGCAAGCCCGCGCATCTGCGCATGAAGGTCTAGCTTCTCACCCTGCGCCGTGGTGGGGTAAAGCTGCCCTTTCAGCCCCTCCAGCTCGGCGGTAAGCGAGAAAATCTGCGCTGCCAGCACCTTTAGGCGTATGCCAATATCCGAGGCCGCGTTCGGTTTTACACCCGAAAGCTCGGTAAACCGGTCGGTCATTGTTTTCAATATCTGCTCATAGTCGGCCATTGCGTTGTCTCCTTTCCTGATTATCTCTTCATTCTGCCCTCTGTAGGGGCGCGCCCTGCGGCGGGATGCAGGGGGGCGGCGTCCCCGACGCCCCGCGGAATTTCATCAGCCAACGTGGGGATGTAGGGGCGAACTGTGTTCGCCCGCGGATTCTCGTCAGACCCGTGGCGGAGGCGTAGGGCGCGCACTGCGCGCCCGCTGCTCTAAACGCAGCCACATGATATACCGCAGACGTCCGATGGCCGCCCCTGCAAACATCCCTGCAGCGAGCGTTTTGGATGGTGGTTATATGCCAAGGCTCACCACACTCTGTGTATCGTTTACCCTCAGCGTCACATCCAGCCTTGCCGCCCCCTCGGCGGTATAGGCACACTGCACATCCTCCACCGTCAGGCCGCTTATAGGCAGCAGCGCCTGCTTTACATAGCCGCGCGCCACATCGTTTAATCGCTGCCGGTTTCCCCCGCGCAGCTTGTACAGCTCGCTGCCAAGCTCCTTATCCAGCGCAAACGCGCCCTTTCTGGCGGTAAGCCGCAACAGTGCCTGCTGCAGCAGCTCATCGGTTGCCTGTACGGTTTTTAGAAAGCCGCGGTCGTCCAAGGCAAAGTCGCCGTTTTGAATCAGCGTATCCATCAGTCGCTCTCCTTGCCGTTGATTAACTGCCCGTCGAGGGTAATGCGCAGGGTGTTAATAACCACCTCGCCGTTGTTTTTCAGCCTGATGCTCGCGCCGCCCGCGCTTTTAAGCGTAAGCTCCCCCGGCGCAAGGCCCTGCGGCTTACAGAGCGCGCCTGCACACAGGTATGCGCCCTCAAACGGCAGCAGCAGCACCTGTTCCCCTTCGGCGGGCAGCCAGGCTACCCCCGCGGGTGCAAACAGCGGCATTCCCTCGGTGCTGTCCTGCCCCATTGTGCACAGCAGCCCCTCCCGCACCCCCGTTACCTCGGCAAGCTGCGGCCGGGGTTGGTCGTTTCTTTCAAAAAGTATCATATGCGTCCTCCTGAAAGGATTTAGATATATCTTCTGTCATAAAGCGTCAGGATGGTAGAAATCCCCTCGTCCCCGAGGGTATAGGTAATCCCGCCGATAAACAGCCCGTCCGCCTCAAACGGCGGGTCGGCAAGCACTGCGGTATCGCCGATATCGCACCGCACAACGGCGGGGATTACAACGTTATAGCAAGCTTTCTTTAGCATCGAGGCTCGGATGGTCTCCTGCGCGCTTGCCTTGGGCAGGCTTGCCCACTCGCTTGATGGGTTTAACAGCCGCAGCCGCCGCACCCCCAGCGCGTCTGGGTTTACCACCCTTGTAAAGTACCCGCCGTAACGCAGATTGCCGCGGAAATTATTCACCCGAACCTCCGAAACCACCTTGTGTCGGTTTATTTCCTGCTCGATGCTCACATAGTTCCACGCACCGGGCTTTTGGTTTGAAACAGTCACCACCCGCCCCTGCCCCGGCGGGGTAGTCTCCAGAAAACCGCCGCTTCCTATGCGCGGGGAACACCTAAGCGTCTGCCTGCAAAAACGGTCAAGCACGCTCCACACCGAAGCGCCCTTATATACGGCAAACTGCGAAAGGGTAGGGTCACTGCCCCGCACGCCCATTACACCGTATGCCGCCGCCTGCCGCCGTACTAAATCCGAAAGCCTCAGGTAATACTGCACGCCGGGTATCGCCTCGTTATCCAGTAAAAGAGCCTCCCTGCTGCGGCACTCCAGCACAAGCCTTACGCCGTTTTGGTCGGCGGTAACGGTCTGGCTGTCCGCTATGCCCTCAAACAGCGTCAGCCCTTCGTAGGATAAGGCCACCTTTGCAACCTCGCCTACCGTCTTTAATAAAGCAACGCTGATAACAAGCTGGTGGCAGGGGGCTGCATAGGTCTTGTTCAGCTCAAGGGCGATGGGCCTATAAAACTCCTTGATTGCTCCATCCGTCAGGGTAACGGTAAGCTTTAACATCCCTGCCTCCTTTCTATTGCACCGAAACACGAATCACCTGCCCCGCCGTTAAACCGTTGGGCGATACAATTGCGGGGTTATCCGCCAGCAGCCGCTCGGCGGTGGTGTGAAACCGCGCCGCAATGGCAAACAGCGTTTCGTTCTCTTGCACAATACAGGTAAACTGCCGCTCAGGCGTACCGCTGCCGTCTTGCAGGGTATCCTCTATAAAGCGCGCGGTATAGCCATACCCGTCACGTCCCGGCAGACCGACAGTTTTAAAAAAGCTAAAATGCGCCATAAACGGCGGCTCCCCCGGCAGGTACAGCTGCCCCGAGCCCCCCTGATTATAAACCTGCTCCAGCTTTAGGTACTGCTGCATGGCATTTGCGCCAAAGAACTCGCCATCAATTACAACCATCCGCGCCCTAGCCCCCATATCGGCGACAAGCTCCCCTTCAAAGGGCAGGGGTACGCGCGCAGTCCGTCTCTCGTTTATTACCTCCAGCCTGCGTGGGTTGGTCGGAAAGGTGTACTCCTTATATCGCAGCTTTTCCATCTATATTTCCTTTCCTGCTTCCAGCCCACTAAAGCGTAAGCATCCGGTCAAAGCGCCTGTCCTCGCGCGCAAGCATTTTAGCCGCCGCTTGTGCAATCTGCGTAATCTGCGGCAGGGCACTCCTCTCTGCTTTTATTGGCGGCGTATCGGCGGAATCCTCCGCAAATGCAATCACCGGCTCATGCTGCGCAGGCGCGGGCCCTTTCGGAATGTCGGCAAAAGGCTCGGCAGGCACCTCAACACGTCTAAACTGCACAACCCCGTCTGTTCTCTGTTCCTGCCGCTCCTTTACCCTGCAAACGGCCTTTTGCCTGTTTTTAGCAAACATGCCCGCCGCCTCAATGTTTTGTTGTATCAGTGTCTCAAACATCGGTGTCCTCCTCCGGGTACCGCCCCGCAAGCTGCTCGTTTACCCCGCACTCGTCATACTGCTGTAAGGTTTTAAGCGTATCGGCCATAAACGCCTGACGATACTGCTCGGTAAAATCGGCAAGCTGCAAAAGGCTCAAGCCGTCTGCCGCCTCCCCCGCCGAGCAAAATCTTCTTTCGCCGTCTGCCATCAGGCTGTATGCACAAAGGGCTGCGTTGCGAGCCACCGCTTTGGCGGCGTTTGCGGGAATCCCCTGCGCGCAGAGAGCCTCCGCAAGCATAAGCCCCTCCTGCTCCATCAATAGCGCCTGCCGTGCCGAAAGCTCGTTTAGCTCTGCCGTACCGCCCTCTATTTCCACGGAAATTCTTCTCACAAGCAACTCTCCTTTCCTTTAGATAAGCTCCATCCGCTTGGCGGCCACCACCGTCACCCGCTCTGCCACCACATCGCCCACCGTAACGCTCTCTAAGATATCCGACCACTCGCAGCCGCTGTAGATGACGCGCCGGTCGGGCTTGACAATCACCAGATTAAAGCTTGTCAGGTTAAAAAAGCTCACCCCGTCGCGTATCGCCGCGTCGGTGGCATAGATGCGCCCCAGCTCGATGATATGCCTCACCCGCCCCGCGACGGTGCCTACCGGCTCCTGCTCGCCGAATGCCTCCACATAGCGGCTTTCGCGCACCGCCTTGGCCTTATAGCTTTCCACCACCGCCAGCTTTTTGCCGTTTACCTCAAGGTAGATATCCTTGCTGGTGGGAAACCCCGCACCGCTCATATAAACACTCCTCTCAACGTCTTAAACCGTAACATTCGCCACAATGTCGATGCGGTGCAGCCCATACACCACCGCAAACGCCACCTCCGCCACGCACACCGTCGGCTCGTTCTCCTTCACCGTTACCACCGGCGGCTCAAAGCTGTCGATGATGCCCAAAAAGCGCTTGCGGCTTAATTCGCACGCCACCTGTGTGCGGATGGCGTCCCGCGCCGAGGCCGTATTCTTCGCGCCCCGCAGCTGCGCTTTTAACAACGTGCGAATACCCACAATCACGTCGTCGATGATGCGCACGGTGGAAAGCTCGCGAAAGGAGTTATCCTGCACGCCGTTTTCACTGGTTTTGGTGGTCAGCGCACGGATGAGCTCCGCCTTCTCGCCGGCCTGCTCAAACACACTCACCCCCGCCTGCAGCAGCGCGGTAAGCCTGTCCTCGCTATAGGGTGCAAAAAAGGTAAAGCTGCCCTCGGCCTGTGAAAGGTTCAGGTTCGCGGCGGGGTCTTCCAAACGCAGCGCCAGCGCGCAGTATGCCGCCGCCAGATACGCCGCACTCTGCGTGCTGCCCCCTTCAAAGGCAACGGCGGGCGCCGTTAGGCAGATGCGTTCGCAGTTAACAGCCCTTGCCGCCGCTTCGGGCTCACTATCGGCGGGCACCCCCATAAAGCCGATACGCTCCCTGTTTGCCGCCGCGTCCGCCGTAAGCCTTCCCGCCAGCGCCTGCTGCACCGCAAGCGCACCGGTATCACACACCACACCGCTTACACCCTGCAGCCCGCCCAGCAGCGCAAAGGCATTCTCGTAGTCGTTCGCCGTCGGAGTCGCACCTACCGGGATGCAGTAGATGTCGCTTACCCCGTTTAAAATCAATATCTTTGTAAGCGCGGTAAGCATGGATGCCTGCGCGGTTCCGTACGCCGCCACCGCGTCGTTTAATCTGCCTATCTGCTTTACCGTAAGCTTTTCACCTGTTGCGGAGGCCGCCACCACCGCGGCGGCCTTAGATGCACCCGCGCCGCTTAGCGTTCCGATTACCGAATAGCTCGAAAACACACCCGGCCGCTGTAATGAAACCGTACTCAACCGTTTTCCCTCCTTTTTACCTCTATTTCCTCTATGGCTGTCTGCGTGTCGTCTGCGCTTACAACGGTGGCCTTAATCTGTGCATACGCCGTCAGCGTAAACGCGCCCAGTGCCCTGTCGCAGCTTACCTCTTTGCACCTGATACTCTGCACGCGGATGGCGTTCTGCCCAAGCAGCAGGCATTGGGCCAGGGCGGAAAACACCCTGTGGCAGGCGCTTCCGCCCTGTTTTAGCGGCGTATACACCTTAAAGCTTACCGTAACCGTTACCCCTTTGCCGAAAACGTCCTCGCCGCCGCTCTGGGTGCCCAAGTACTGCGAGCCGCCCGCCTCGCTTACAATCTCATACAGCCCCACGCACAGGCAGGGCTGCTTTAACAGGCTTTCGCGTTCCAGGGCCGGGTACTCCTCCAATACGGCTACACCGCAGAGAGCCGCAGACGCTTGCAAGCAGCTCACCAGCTTCGCCTTGAATTCATCAAAAAACCCCACTGCCGTTATCTCCTCCCTCCGGCCGCAGCACCGCCCGGATAAACGCCGGCTGCTCGCCAAGGTACAGCGTCTCCCACGTTTTTACCGTGTATTGCTGCCCCGATGCCGTTACCGTGCAGCCGGGCGCCACCGCTTCGCCGATATACTGCGAGATAAACCGCGCGTGCGCACCGTCTATATGCCCTGCGGGGGTATACTCGCCCTCCTCATACAGCCGGTTTTTATACCGCAGCGGCATAATAACAGCAAAAACCGTTTTACTGCCGCCGTCTGCAAGGGTTATGGCCGCCTGCCTGCCGTAGCGGCTAAAAAACTGAGATAGGTTCATTGATATTGCCATCCCCTTTGAAAATTCCTTTTTAAACCTTTACCTGTTCAAAAACAAAGCCGTCGTCTGCAAGAATATCCGCGCACGCAGCGGCATACTCCTGCAGCAGCCTTCGAGCGGCCTCTGCCTCCTGCTGCGGGGCGGAGTGCACCGAAACATCCCCCAGCGTTACCGAGCCGCCGCCCTGCGCGCTTTTCAGCAGCACATAACGGCAGCAAAGGCCTGCGGCGCACAGCATATTCAGCCGCTGCGCGTTTGCCGCAAGGTTGGTGTTCGGCCTTACTCTGCCTGCCGTTTCGGTCTGTATTAGCTCCGCAAGAGCCTGATAGTTCTGTGCTTCCTTTGGCGTAAGCCCCGCAAGCAGCGCAAACTGCCGCAAAATCTCCTCTGTCTGCATTCCGAGCGCCCCCTTCTGTTAAAACTGCACCCGCCCGCCGCTTGTGGCAGACGGGTGCGGTATATTCGTTAGGCCGCAAGCTCCAGCTTCTTAGAGGCCTCGGCAAAGATCTTCGCAAAGCCCGCGATGCTGGTTATCGCCGCACGCTCCAGCTGGCGGTCGATGAGCTTGTCGTAATCGATGTTCACGTCTCCCGCGCACACCATCTCCAGCGCAAAGCCCTTGTCCAGCCCGATGATGCTGCCGCCCGCCGCCTGGGCCTTTACAATGCTTGCCCCCAGCGGGGTAACCATCCTACCGGTGCCCTGAAAATTCAGCCCCGCAATGGCGTCCTTCAGCTCGGCGATGCAAAGCAGCTTTGCAATCACAGCGGGTGAGGCCACCAGCGTGTTCAGCCCGTAGGGGTTGAGCGCCTCCCACAGCGCCACAAGGCTTTGGTAGGTTACGTTCCCCGCCACACCGGTTTTAATGGCGGTGATGGCGTTGTTGTTTCCGTCGCCGTCGGTCAGCACCTTTACGGCGTCGTCCAGCTGCGCCGAGGCGATATACGCGCCGATCTGCCTGAGCGTAACGGTAAACAGGTCCAGCTTTGCAAAGCGCACCGCCTCGTACGAGGTCACCAGCATCCGGCCGCGCTTATGCAGCTTAATCAGGTTTTCCTGCGTGGTAACGGTGGTTTCGGGAATCACCGCCCCCTCGGCCACCGCCTTAAGCGCCTTGCGGTCGGCGCCGGGGCCGGAGGTGATGCTGCGGTAGTCCATCCCCTCGATCATCGTCTTGGTGGCGATGATTTTATCCAGCACGTTCGCCTCGCTTATGCCCTGCTTCACGGCGCGCGCCACATATTCGGGGAAGAGCGCGGAGCTGTCAGAGGTTGCGAAGAACTTCTCCACACAGTCGCTGCCAAAGCCGCTCACCTTAATGTCAAAGCGCTTGAGCTGGCGCTGGTAAGCGTCCAGCCCCTCCAGCGGGGTGTTCTTGTAGCTCTCCGACGGGTCCAGCTCCTCCAAAACTCTGCCAAAGCCCTTGCCCGCCACCTGATACATACCCTTTTCCAGTCGGATGTTATCGTAGCTTGCCATCTATACACCAATCCTTTCCAAACTTAATTTTAGGCTGCCGCAATCTGCCCTAGGCAGATTAGCTCAGCAGCACCCCTATGGTGCCGCCTGCGGTACCGGCCTCCACCACAAGGCAGCTTCTGCCCGCAGCGCCGCCCGCCTTTACGGCGTTTGCCCCGTTGCTCGCTAAGCAGGCATAGCCCACCGCAACCGTCTCGGCACAGGGCAGGCTTACATAGCCGCTTACCTGCACGCCCGCGATGCCGCCGCGCAGGGTCTTCACCACACCCACAATCGCCTTGCCGTCGGTCGCCTTTGCCACCGTACCGCTGCCGGACATCATCACAAGGTCTCCCTTCTGCGTACCCTCCGCCGCCGCAAAGGTAACCCTCTGCTCGTTTACCCCTTCAAAAGAGATGTTCATCTGTTATCCGTTCCTTTCCGGCACCTGCCTAAATCAGAGCAGCGCGCCAACAAAATTTCTGGGCTTTATTACCCTAAAAAATCTTCAAATCTTAAACTCGGTATTGCTCCTCCCTGCCGTATCGGCGCCTTTTGCAAGCTGCGGCACACCGGCTAAAAAGTTCTTCTCGTCTGTGTCAAACAGCCTTTTAAACTCACGCAGCTCGTCCAGCTCCATGCGCTCCACCGCGGCCTTGATCAGCTCGCAGTTGGCCTTAGGATAGGCGGCAAAAGCAAGGCGCAGCACCTCCTTTTCAAGCCCGCTCTTGTAGGCCCTGCCGCAAGAGGCTTCCTTCTCAAGCCTTTGGATATACTCCTTTAGCGTGAGTACCTCGCTGCCCGAAAGCGCTTCCATCCCCAGCTTTTTTAAAATATGCTCCATTGTGCTTCCTCCTTCCTGTGCCATATAGGCCTTGGATACCCCCGCCCCCTGCTGAGAGGGCACCGCGACGAACGACCACTCATACGCGTCGGTGGGCTTGCAAAGGATATGGCAGCACCGCTTTCCGTCTGCCTGTACCCCTTTGCGGTGGCCGCAGGCGCCCTCGCGCTGATTCTTACCGCACACCGAGCAGCGCACCTCGCTTACCGCGCACCCTACGCTCACTTCCTTCTTAATCCCCGCCTCAATCTCGGCTATCAGCGCAGCGTTCTTCTCACTGCGCAGCATATAAGCGCGCGCCTTGAGTGCGTGATATGCTTCCCCCGCCGCCGTCATTCGAGTGTCGTCACTGATTACTTCACACGCAAAGATGCGTGCCGTCTGATTTTCCGCCTTCGGGCTGTGGTCGAATATGCCGCTCTTGCCCAAGAAAAGCTTCGCCAGCGTATGCAGCGCGGAGATATCAAACCGCTCGTTGTCGCGGTCGATCTCGTTATCGCACAGCACCACCGAGAACACAAACACCTCGCCGCCTGTAAGCTCTCTCAGGGCATAGCGGTTTATCAGCGCAAGCTCCTTCTCGTTTACCAAAGCCTGTTCAGGGCTTGCCGACTTTGTGACTGTCCTCTTATCCGTTTTTTTCCACTCCTTTCAGCTCACGCTCCAGCTTTTTCGCCTGTGCCAGCAGCAGCCGTGCGCGTGCCTCCTCCACCGTATCCTGCAGGTTGATGGTCTCCCAGGTTATCCCCGGCTCGCACGCAAACCCGTTTAAGCGCAGATGCATCCTGGCTATCTGCAGGATTGCTGGGGTTACCAGCCTGCGGTAGCTTTCCAGCTCGCTGGTGAGCATGTCCGCCTGCTGGGTGCTCATGCGCTCGGTGGTGCTCCAGCTCAGCCCGAGCATAAAGGGCGGAATGCCGGTTTTCGCAACAATCTGCTCGAGCATCTGGCGCACCGGCACCTGTGTATCCAGCACCTGATTATCCGCGCCGATCACCTTAATGCTCACATCCCCCACCGCGATAAAGTCCTTCACCCTTCCGCCGCCCGTACTCATGGCGTCCGCCCACTCCTTGGCAATCTGCATGGCGCGCTCCTTGGCGTACGCCTTATCGGGTGCACTCTCGCCGGGCTTGTAGGTTACCGCAAACCGCAGGTTGCCCACGCGCTCGAAGTTCTGCCCGATGCTGTTGTAAATCTTCAGCAGCACCGAGCACACAAACGGCAGGCTGTGAAGTAGCGATGTTCCGCGCACCTCGCCGCATTTGGGGTTTAATGCCGCGTGCAGTATCAGCTCGGGGTGGGCAACCGGCCTTGGGGTAACACCCTCCCGCACGCAAAGCTCGGTACGCAGCGTTTGACTGTTCTGCAATATCTCCAAATTCTCAAGCGGTGCGTTATACAGCAGGGCGATGCGGTCTCGCGAGCCGCTAAGCACCATCTCTCCCGCCGCATTGCCGTAGCACAGCAGCGAGTTTAAAAACGACGCCACAAACAGCTGAATGCCGTTGCCTCCACCCGCGACGGGAACAGTGTCAAAAAACCGCTCCAGCAGCCGGTCGGCGGTGCTGTTGCCGCAGCTGGGCGCAAAGGTGCCCACCAGCCGCACAATCTTTTCAAGCGCCGCATCCACCACCGGCACCGCCTCGCGTATCGCGTCATACAGCGCGTTTTCGGGGGCAGAGAGCGGCACATAATTGCTCAGCGCCCCAAAGCTTATAGCGCTGCCCCTTGCCGTCTGCACCACCGAATACCCTTCCTTTTCTCCCTGTGCCTTACGCTTTTTCAGTAATCCCAAGTTTTCACCTCCTTTATGATAGGTAGGGAACGGTCTTGACCGTTCCGCTCTTTTACCCATGCCCAATAGAATCTCGGCGAGCGGGAATACCCCACCCTTGCAACGTAACTCCCATGTTTCCTATGAGCAAAACCATGCAAGGGGCAACGTTCTCGGCACCCCGCAGGTTTACCCGCCCGACAAAGCTTTGGTTGCAGGGGCGATAGGCGAATTTCGTACGCGAAAATCGCCTACGCAATCGCCCGCGGAGTAGATGCGGTTTGGATACAACCACGGATGCACGCCCCTATAAAGTTTTTAAGCAATATCTCTTTGTAAAACGGTCAGGATCGTTCTGCCTTGCTTTAAACCCAGTTATGGTTAATTGTGCGAACCTATGTTCTCACGGCGCTGGTTACAAAGAAGTCGTCCTCCCCGCCCTCTAGCACGGTACTCACAAAATAGCGTATATCGTCCATCGCGTGGTCGTTCTCCTTAACCGGGGCATCCCGACCGGTTCCCTCCTCCCACCGGTAAAGAGCAAATTCGCGGATGCTGTCCTTACACGATGGGTCAAACAGAATCTCACGCGCTTTCAAGGCATCGCACACCCTCCTTATCCCGTTAAGCACGTCGTTCTTCGCCTTTAGCACGCTGAATCTTCCGTGCCGCCTGATGGTCTCGATAAAGCTTGCCGCCGAAGGGTCTACCACCACACCGCTGATAAGGCAACCTCCCGCCAGCTCCTCCAGTGATAAATAGTGCTCCTCATCGGTTTTCTGAAAGCCCTCGCGCCGCGAATCAAAGTAATACTCCCGCAGCCGGTGCCAGCACCCCTGCGCAAGCCCCCACAGCCCGAACGACGACGGGTTCACCGTGCCGTAATCGCAGGAGATATAGTACCGCTCGCACCTTTCAGGCGCCTGACGCAGATGCACGCCCGCCTCAAACATCGGGTACACCAGCCCCTGCGCCGCCACCCAGCGCCCCTTTACAAACCGCTCGTAGAATACGCCGGAGTAGAGCGACTGGTAGCGCGCCACAATACCCAGCGCAAGCGAGGGGTTGTCGCTCATCTCAAAGTGGAGGAGCAGCGCGTTCTTCTCTCTGGCCTTTTTTATCCACTCTAAGTAAAACCAGTGGTGCGGATGCTCGGGGTTGCAGTTAAAAAAATATTTCGAGCCTGCCACCGAGCACCGCGCCAGCGCCTGCTCCACAAACGAGCGAGGCATCAGCGCCACCTCGTCAAACAGCACCCCGCCCAAGGTCATACCCTGTATCAGCGCCGCGGAGGACTCATCCTTTCCGCCGAACAGGTAGAACCGGTTGCCCCTTCCCGCAAGGGTGATGTCGATATAATTCTTGCTCACCCGCTCCTCACAGTGAAAGCCCAGCTCCTTTAAAACCCCCAGCAGCGGCACCACAACATTGCGCCGCAGCGAGGTCACCGTCTTGCCGCACAGGGCAAAGCTTCGGTTCGAAAACGCATAGAACGCCCACGCCACAAACGAAAGTGACATGCACAGGGTTTTGCCGCTTCTCACCGCGCCATCGCAGATGAGTGCATCCTTCCCCTCATGCGGGCTGCCCCTGCACCACCACGAAAGCGCCATCAGCTGCTTCTTAGAAAAAGGCGCAAACTCCGCTTTCAAGCACTCAACTCCTTTCTCCTCATATTATTGATTGGTTTGCACAATGCCAGACATCCGTATACGAACCGTTCCTTGTAGGGGAGCGCATTGCGTTCCCGCGGTATGACCTGTGATTACGTCTGAACCTGCGGGCGATTGATAATCGCCCCTACATTAAAACCTTAGGTGAGCGATTGACTGACGCGAAATTCGCGTTTTAACCCTACCATACCGCGGAACGGTCAAGACCGTTCCCTACAAATACTCCTTGAAACGCTAGAGATTTAGGGACGATAGGCGAAAATTCGCCGGCGGATTTCGCCCGTGAAAATCACCTCAGTAACTGCCCGTAATCTTTAGCCCCAGTTCACTGCAATTCATCTTCATCCTCCGCCGCGGCCTGTTTCAGCGCGCACACCCCTTTTTCAATCGCCGCATAAAACGGTGCCGCGCCGTCGGCCTGCCGTTCGCTCTCCAAGGATGCCAGCGCCTCCAACGCCTTCAGACGGTCGTAAAACTTAATCTCAAACCCGCCGCCCTTGGGCTTCTTAATTTCGGCAATCGAAAAGAGGTCAAGCTTCTCGGGGTTTAGCGTGCCCGAATCCTCGGCGAGCAGCAGCGCAACCGCGTCCGCAACGCTGCCGAATGCCAACCGCTCCAACCCCTTACACACATCCTTGGTGCTGCCCTTCCGCTGCGTCAGCTCCCCGATGCGCGCACAAACCTCCGCTCTTTTAAGTAGCCTTACCGCCGAGCGCTCCGCCAACAACGGGTTAAACCCCGCTTTTACTGCGGCCTCCCTTGCGTTCTGCGTCGCGGCGTAATGCCAGCAAAAGAACTCCTCGCGCCTTGTGAGGGGTCTCCTCTCGGTATTTTTTATGCTCACCACCTCCGTTCCCTCTCACCTATAGGGTGGAAAAGCGGTTAGTTGCATAGTTTTTGTAGATTATATAAATATTTATTAATCTACAGCATAAATTATTAATATTTATATTTTTTTGTAAAATATGTATTGATATTTTAATTACAATATTGCATAATTATATAAAATAAATGTTGCAGGAGTGGTAAACATAAAAAAATTTGTCAGCGTGGTTCTTGCTTTTATACTGATTATGTTATGTATGCCGACTACATATGCAGATACTACAGTTAGTACTGCCATATATGTTTTCAGTAATAATGATGGCTCTTATTCAACTTCCGCTAATAATTCAAACGGGCTTAGAGCATTCAACAATTCTTCATCACAAAAAATTGCTAAGCAGAATAATGATATTTTTTATTTTGATGCAAATCCTAATAGAAAATTAATTAAAATCAATAATTCTATGTTCCTTGAAGCCGAAGAAATCAATGTTAATGTTAAATCGACAGCAGCGGTTAATTCAATTATTAGTGCATATTCAATTCAAGGTAAGCTAAGAGAAGATCTTCTACAAACAAATCAAATGGCATTATCACTAGACTGGGAATCTATTGATGCTCAACTTTATGTTCCTACTAGAAATACCTCTAATTCAAACGGAGCAATTTATACTGGCTATAATGGTGCACGATATAAAGATTATGTGTATACAGCGACTGCTCAAAGTTCTTACTATAATATAAGTCAATTAACAGGTAAGATTTCTGCTGTTGCCGCAAAAACTCTTCAAACATTCATAGTTCGTTCTCTTGGTAGTTCTTCTGCATCATCACAAATTGGAGTACTCCTTACATTGCAGGATATATTTGGTTCTTTATTTGAATCATACCCAACTTCTACTTCTATTCAAACACAGGTTAGCTCTTGTGAAACCAAAACAAGAAGATACACTTACATTGAATCACCAGTTTATGCAGATAGCTTTTCATGCAGAGCTATAAGTGATACTGGTTCCCAATATTTTAGATATTTAACTATTACGCCTGGTCAACTTGAGCATTTTGCAAATGCAGATACATGCTATTATTGTGGAGATAACTATTATAATTTAGATGAAATGGCTTATAGCTACAGGTTCGGTGGCGGTATTGAGGTTTGGAAAGAAACCGTTTCATCTTTCAAATTGAATGCTTTCCAGTCATTTAGTTCTGTTAATCCTTAAATATAGGATACTTTAATATCTATTCCATTTCCAAGGTTGAAATTTTTTCAGCCTTGGAAATGTTATATTTCAAATTTTTCAGTTGATATGAAACGTATATTCTTTATTAGATGCTAAATCCTAAAGATAGGACTTGGAGCTTGGAATGAAAAAACATAGAGTTTATTATTACTTCATACCAATCATTATATTGGTACTTGTTCTATCAACTTACATTGTTTATTCTCTGCCAGTGAAATTGAATAATATACTACCAAATAACATAACACGCATATCCATCATTGATAGCGAAGGTTCTTTGGAAGAGAAACAGGCCGCACCGATTACCGAACAATCTAAAATTGATGAATTCCTAAACATACTAGACGATTATACCTACCGAAAGAAGCTGTCCTTTTCCTCCACAGTTCCAACCTATCCCGTTGATAAGGTCTCCCACATCATGCTTAACATGTATTCAGAAAAGGATGTCGTTTCAATACAGCTTCTGTCAAACGGCGAACTGCTGGTCGGCAATAATCCCTATGGTGTCAACAGCCTATTTGATAATTCAAAAGCGAAAGAGCTCTACGGCAAAATCAAGGAGCATTTTATTCCTTGATAATCCCATTAGGTAAATATGGCGTATTTCTGCCCATTCCCTTTTATTGATGGTTGACAATTCCCTGCCCTACATGTTATTATTGTCAAAGTTAAAAGGGAGTAGTTTTCATACAAAGTCAACATACTGGCCCAAAAGCCTGGCTTTGTAGCCTTTCAGGTAACGAGACTTTTAGCGTGTTCGCTGTCATGCGGATACGCTAAGGGTCTTTTTTATTTCCCTTTTTCAAATATCTATGAGAGGTTGTTCAAAATGGGTTCTATGCTGCCTGCATTTCTCTTCTCGGTTGGCGCGGTTGTCTTGGCTGAAATGGGCGACAAAACGCAGCTTTTGGCAATGGCGTTTGCCACCAAGTATAAGGCGTCCAAGGTGATGCTTGGCGTTTTTATCGCAACCGTTTTAAACCACGCGCTGGCCGTGGCGGTTGGCAATTTCATCACCCGCTTTCAGTCGATTCAAATCTGGATTCAGGTAATCGCTGCCGTTTCGTTCATCTTCTTCGGGCTGTGGACCATCCGTGGCGACAAGCTGGACGGCGAGGATCAAAAGCCCTCGCGGTTCGGGCCGATTCTCACCGTAGGCATCGCGTTCTTTATTGCCGAAATGGGCGATAAAACACAGCTTGCGACCATTGCCATCGCCACCAAGTTCCCCGCTGCCCCCGTCGGTATCCTGATGGGCACCACCACCGGTATGCTGATTGCCGACGGTATCGGCATTATTATCGGCGTTGTACTGTGCAAGAGGATACCCGAAAGAACGGTTAAGCTTGTTTCCGCGGCTGCGTTTATCCTGTTCGGCTTTATCGGAAGCTATCAGGCTGCCCGCGATGCGCTCGGTCTTTCCATCCCCATCACCCTGCTTATCCTCGCTGTTTTAGCCGTTGCCACCGGTTTTGCCGCTTACTTCATCATTAAAAAGGATCATGCAGCCCAAAAGGCAGAGACTGTCAACACTGCCGAGTAA